AGGGAATTTCTTAGCTAAATTAGCCACATATTGACCGTACATTTCATTGATAAGTCCCTCTTGCTCAAGTCTTTTATTGAATTTACGCACTAAGTCATACGGAGCTATCCATGTCGTACCATTGTTTAGGAATCCAAAGTAGTAAGCGGCTATAATTTGAATGCGAAGGTTGCCCTCAGTACTCACTTTGGCATTGATACGCACTGACTCGTAGAGTGTTCTAGTCTCAATCAAGCCTTCGTCTAAGATTAATTTCTTTAGCACATTGGCAACCTTCCGTCTTGTAGGATAAAGGATGTTAAATTCTCCAGTGTTTTTATATGCCATTAGATCATGTCGATTATTACTTCATACCCTTGTTGTTCATAAGCTATCTTAGCATATTTATGAGCTGTTTCTAAAGATTGAACTTCACCTTCCTCAAGATTAGCTTTATAGTTACCAATAGGCACATCAGTGTAAAGCATTTTACCTTCTTCAAATGTTGCTATGTTAGCAAATGTAGATACTTCACCTTCAATAGTAGTTCCTGAATAATCTCCTAAGAAACGGATTCTACCATAAACACTTGATAACTCAATGTCAGTTCCTGAGATTGTGATTTTTTTTTCTTCTGTTGCTTTAATTAAAATTGCCATAATATATTTTTTTATGCTAAGATACCTAAATTTCTTAATGCCTTAACTACTTGTTTCAATGTATACCCATCAAATGTATCAGTATCAGTTAAAGGAGTGCCAAGACCAGTTGCTAATGTAGATGCTCCTACTCCAGTAGTTTCTTGATATACTTTAACTATTGCTCCATTCTCAGTCCTAAAATGTGGTGCAGCATTACCAGCTGTTATGTCATTTGAATAAAGTTGTATCGCATTAGCTGGTGAAGTTGTTGGTGCAACTCCGTTAGCTATTGCTATTGTATTTGTTGCTGATGTTCCAAGAGTCATTACATTGACACCAAAATTCCCAACATTAGGTATAAATTTAAAAACTTTTACAGTTTGTCTATTTATGTAAAAATTAGAACTTACTGATATTACAGATGTTCCTTGACCATCACCAACATTTCCTTGGTTATTTTCCCATACAGCATTTGACGCACTATCTCCATAAGAAGCACCTAAACCATGTCCACCTAAATCAAATCTTTTTGTAGTAACAGTTTCACCACCATTTATTATTCCGTTTATCCTAATAGACCCAGTTGATAATGCTCCAGCATTTCTTTCATCACGTACTTGAAAAATTAAATTGCCAAATTGCCCATTTCTTAATGTTAGTATAGGTTGAGCAGAACCAAAATCGTGTCTTACTAAAATTTGTCCATCAGGCGTTGTTGTGCTTGTTCCAAAAATTATTTGTGCCGAGCCTAAGGAAGTAAGTAAAGTCCCTGTATCAGCACTATTCCTAACTCTAAATGCTATATCAGTTGATAATGCACCTTGTGCTCTTACGTCAAGTCTAACTGTACTTGCTGGTGTTGCACCTACTCCAAGTCTTGCATTAGTATTATCCCAAAACAAAGATGCTGATTGTTGAACTACATTTCCAGTTCCTTCAAAGAATATCCTTCCAATAGTTCCTGATGTTACAGCTGTTGTGCCTACTGTTATACCTCCTCCGCCACCAAGACTTGTAGTACCATCAGCCATTAAGAATTGAGTAGATAGACCACCAGTCTTTACCAATGTAGTAGCTTCTAATGTACCAATTATTGTGGCAGCATTACCACTACCTGATGTCTTATTGACTTTAAGTCCTTCATTACTGCCACCTTTAGTGATAAGCAAACCTATTCCACTACCGCTTGTGTGATTAGCTGTAAGAGTGTCTGTACTACCATTGTGAGAGAATGTACCTTTACCAGCATCTAGGTGAAACGTGCCTAAGTCAACATTAGCAGTTGCTCCAGTGTAAGGTACAAATGCACCACCACTAGCCGCATCAATTATTTCTTGACCAGTGATAGACTTAGTGATGTATCCTGAGCCACTTACCTCACTTATCTCTAGTAAGTCTGTAGCATCAAGGTTAGCTCCCTTAGGAGGCATTTGTGATATTTTTTGTCTACGATATGCCATAACTATATTGTCTTAAGAAGGTAAATTAGTTATAAGAGGTACTTGACAATCTGTCCAATTGCTGATGTCAACATCTAAGCTCATGACCCAGCCAGCCGCATAGTCTAGTAGTTGATTGTTCAATGGAGTGAGTGATGGTGAGCCTACTATGTCAAAGGAATAATCATTACTAAAATTAAAGTAATTGATTAAATCTACTAATATCTGATGACAGTCTGAAAGAATAACAGTGATGTTAGCTCTATCCTTCTGAATGATGTCTAAGCAATACACCTCTAAGCTGATAGTGTTCACATCCATTGTAGTAGATGCTACTATTGGAGTAATAAATATCAAAGGATACCTCTCATCCTTAGTAGCAAAGTTAGGTAACTGCTCATTGAAGTCACTACCTACTTTCTTGACTTGTAGATGGTCATTGTAGAATGCTTCAATGTGATTGATTAGTGCCTGATAGCTTGTCATAATTCTGCGTTTTGTTGGATACGATTAACTCTATTCTGTACGTTTGTCATTTCAGTCTCACTAACTACAGCTGTGACTGTGATATTCTGTCCTTGTCCTTGTTGTTGACCCTCACCACCTATATTGTTAGCGTTGTTGTTGCTACCGAATAAATTAGGAGTAGCCATCTGACCAGTGCTAGATGCTAGATTTCCCCCACCTCCGCCATCACTTGGACTTGGAGCACTACCACCACCTTGAAATGTTGTTGATGATATAGTCGCTATAGATGCAACTGTTGCCGCTATAGATCCAGCTATTCTTATAGCTGATGCTACACCTAATGTGAAGTCAGGAACTGATAAGATAGCTAAGATAGCTTGAGCTCCATTCATTGCAGCCATTGCTAACTGCATTTTTTTCTGTTGCTCAAATTGTTGCTTGAGGATTTTCTCCTCTTCTTTACTGCCTTTTTTGACATTCTTTAACTTCATGGTAGTGTTGACTGACTGCATTGAAGAGATTGCATTGAGAGCATCTTTAGTAGTGTCAAATCCAGCATTGATGTTAGCAAATGTCTCAGCGGTTGCTTTATCGTCAATGTCTTTAATCTTAGTTGCTGTTGTCTCCTCAGCCACTATTCTAGCTTGTCTATATTTCTCTCTAATAGCTTCCTTCTCAGTCTCTGATAGATTCAAATTGTTAAGCTCAGCTAACTTCTGTGCATCTAGTACAGCTAACTGTTTAGCTAAGAACTCATTGTTAAGTCTTATCTCCTCATCTTTATTTCCTTTAAATCTTTCAAGTTCAAAAGCCGCTAATGAGAGTGCAGTCTCAACTCTTAATTTTTCAGCATCAATTATCTTCTTAGTGTTCTCAAAAGCCAAATCAGTCTTAGCCTTTTCAACTGCTCCCAAATCAAGTGCTAACTGGTCATTGATGTTCTTTATCTCAATAGCTGTTAGCTCTTCATTCTGTAGCTTTACCATAGCTTCAGCTTCTAGTAGTTTTATCTTAGCCTCAAATTTAGCCGCATCTGTGCTAGCTGTTAATAAGTCATTCTGTGCCTTAGCAAGATTCTCCTTATTGGTTGCATCAGTTACCTTCTTATTGAAGTCCTCTTGTAGCTTCTCTTGTTGTTTAAGTGTCTCAGACCTAATGATTGTCAACTGGTCTTGAGTAAGTTTAAAAGCCTTAGCATTCTTAGCCATGTAGTCAACTTCAGTCTGCAATGCTTTAACCTCAGCTGTGACTCTAGCTTGTGTGCCTTCCTCAGTAGCTAAGATTAAGACCTTATTAGAGTCCTTAGTAGCTTTTAATTTTTGCTCAAGTGACTTAACATAGCTCTCATAGTTAGCCTTTTGTCTATCAGCATTCTCTTTGCGTTCCTTGTCAGCTGCTTTCTTAGTCTCATCTGCTACCCTAGTGTCAATTTTAGTAGCTTCACCAGCATAGAATGCCTTAGTGTTTAATTTAGCCTCCTCAAATCCTTTGGTTGATTGACCTAATAACTTAGCGTTTCTAATCAAGATGTTGAGCTCTTTAATCTCTTTCTCCTGGTCTAATTTTAATTGTGCCTTAGCTCTTTCATTCTCATCTGTCATCAATCTCATTCTTGACTTGATAAGTAAGTCATTCTGTCTTTGATTGATTTCTATGATAGCCTTAGCTCTAGCTCTCTCGTTCTCCTCTATTGCTTGATTGTTCTTCTTATACTCATCCTTGAGCTTCTCTCTATCCTTAATTTGCTCTTCTGTAAGCTCCCCACCAGCATCCTCAATAGCTTGTAGTGAGTCAAGCTGTGCCTCAAGTGATTCTTGATTGTTCTGTAGTCTTTGATTCTCAATATCAAATGATGACTTAGAAGTGTCAATCTGTACACCAGTCAACTCTTCCATCATTGCTATCTCTTCTCTACTCATTGTAGCAGTCATCTCAGCTACTTTCTTTCTATTGGCAAATGTTTCATTCATTTGCTCCCTCTTAGACTCCTCAGTCTTCTTAACGACCTCAGCATTCTCTTCCGCTGCATAACTCGTTAATCCTAACATGTCAGTCAATGCTTTAAAGCCATCAATAATCATGTTAATTGGAGCCATCAATGCCTTAATCACAATGTCAAGAACACCGAATGATTTTAGAACTAATGCTATTACAGCAATGATTGCTACTACAGCGGCTACTATTAAAAAGATTGGATTCATTAAGATGGTAAGTCCTAGCTTTATAAATGCCTTGCTCACAATTCCTAACACTGATGTGAAGTCTTTGAAACCTTTGCTAATGTCAGCTGGATTCAAACTCCCTAAATTCTTTGCGAATACCTTAGCTTTCTCACTAGCTCCTTCAAAGTCTAGGGATGCAATATCTCCACTTATGCCAGCGAATGAATTACTGATTGATTCAAATTTTGATCCAGCTGTAAAGACTGCCACTTGCTCGTTAGCATCCTTTAACCTATCAGCAACCTCACCAGCTCTTCTTGCTAACTGCTCCATTGCCTCAGGGTCGGTAGCGTTAGCAATAGCACCTTTGAGCTCTCTAAGCTCAGCCTTCATAGCACCTATGCCAGTTATCTTTAATGGTATCTCTACTTCATTCATGTCAGTATGTTCTTATTTCAATTGTTGTGTTATTAAGCAACCCATCAGTGCTGATGTTGGCTGGGTCAGATGATAGTAAAAGTAAATCATCAATTGTATTCCATCCTAAGTTATAGAAGTTACCATTGTTCTGACCTACTATTGCGTATGTTTTATCAGCATCAGGAAACGCTCCCACCAAAGTACCAGCATAATTACCAACTGCAAAACGTGTCCACACTATATCTCCTATCGTATTCTCTAGTACTGTGACCGTTGGGTCTGCTGTGCCAGTCTGACTAATTGTAGCTATGTACTTCTTGTAAGGTACTACCACATCACCATTCATTGTGCCAGTCACAGTTAGGTTGCTCACCACCATACCATCCTCACTCAATGTCTGACCATCACCTACTATAACTCCATTAGTGCCAGCTGTCACTACGTTACCCTTGCCAAATACTAAAGCATTAGCACCTGGTAGTATCACGTTGTTGTTAAAGGTCGCTTTAGTCAACAAGCTATCTACTCCGACACCTATCATCACATCGCCAAATGGTCGTCCTCTGCCTATCTTAAATGGTGCAAGGTCTATCTCAGTGTCAATGCTGATTAGCTCTACCTTAGTCAGCTGTCTTTGGTTGCCATTATAGTCTTGTATCTTGTTGATGTTCCACCAGCTGTTATCTATGTATATCTTATCATTGAGCTTAAGTGACTGTATGTCTACCTCTCTTAAGTCAAAGTAAGCTATTAGCATTTTGCCAACATTGATTTGATTAACTGTACGTCTCCAGTAGAGATTGTAAAGGTTGTTAGATGTCAGCGACAATGGTTCGTAGAAATAGAAGTCATTAGTGCCAAAATTGATATCAAAACTAGGAGTCAATGCATTGTCAAAGTGACCTAGCATTGGATAGCTTGTCAATCCAAATTCACCAGTTGTGCCAAAGTCTAAGATGTCATAAGGTTGGCATGACTGAACACCGCCATCATACAAGATGCGAATGTTAGTGTTAGGAGCTTGACCAATAATACCTGGTACATAAGCTCCAAATGAAGTTAAGAACACTGGTGTAGGTGAGAATATCAATTCTTGTGTAGCAACATCCTTAACATACTCATTGTCAAAAGTATACTCTATCTGACCGTATATCTCTGCTGTCGCTTGTGTGTACATTGTATTGAAGTCATCCTCATCAGGTGCATAAGTGAGCTTGAGCTTCTTATTGCTTAGGTCAGGTAAGAATATCAATTGCTGGTCTTTATCCTTAGCTAGCTTTCTGCTCCAGTCTTTCTCAGCTCCCGAGTCATAGTACTCATCACGATGTCTTAAGATTAGGTTGTTTTGGTTGTTGATATCTTGCTCAACATACAAATTGTACATTTGCAATATAGACTTAACAAAGTCAGATTGTTTAATCTCAACTGGTACATATTGGTTTATGTTGAGTATCGTTCCAGTTACTTGGATGTTAGCACTAGGTAAGATTGTCAAGTTGATTGATGTCAAGTCTAGGATAACGTTGACATCTACTGGAGTAGCGTATGGTGCTGTTGAATTTCTCCACAGACCGTTAATTGGATATGCTGGTTGGTATTGACTAACTTGTGTTGTAGGATAAGTTTTAACCTCAACACCTATGTCAAGAATTTGAATATCTCCAGCATCAATCCCACTATTAACACCTCCACCATTCCCAGTGACTGGCATAAGAAATGTATCTGAGAATGTCACTACAGAAGTTATGCCAGTTGGTAGCACATTGCTAGGAGTACCAGTCATAAATCCACTAGACCCATACACTATAGCATTGCCACTGCCAGCTACTCTTACTCTTGCGAATACTCGATATCTATTAAAGGCTAATGATGGAGTGAAAGTTTCAGGATTTAAAAGGACAGCAGTTCCACCACTTGTATTATCTAATGTTATTGAGCCACTAATGTTTAAATTATAAATATAGTGCTCACCAGCTGTAGAGTTAGTACTCAATGGTGTATCATACTCACCTACTGTAGGGTCATATATATTTTGATTGTCAATAATCTCAGTCCACCCTGAGTCAATAGCTTCTTGAAATGTATTGTTCTGACCAGTAGGTTGTACATAGCTAGTAGTCCAAGTGTTGGTAGCCTCTACTAAGAAGTCATTGAAATCTTGATTGTTAACATCACCATTATAAGGGATTAACAACTTGTCAAAGTGAGCTGATGCTATGTCATTCCAAGTGTATGTAAATCCAGCTACAGCGAATATACGGTCAAAATAAGTCTTAGCATAAATGGCTGGCTTGAAGTCATTAGCATTGAAATCATTGCTTTGAATATATGGCATCACGTATTTATATCCATCAGCTACAGTGTGACTGAATGAAGCTACTATATCTGTAGAACTAAACACATGATCTAAGTCACTAAAGTCTAAGTCAGTTAATTTAGCATTTGTAATAGCTGTAAAGAACTCTGCTCTACTATCCTTGATAAGTACTGTGTAGCTCACCTCATCCTCATACCTAGTGCTAGTCTGTACCTTGTTAACTGAGACTAACTGTAGTAGTGCTTCGTCTAAGATAGGTACACCATTCTGTATCACTTGACACTTAGTCAGTGTGTTGATGTTGAATGTGCCAGCTTGTATGTTGACGTCATAGTAGTGCCCTAGTAGGTCATTATTGTTCTTAGTACCAGCTAAGGTCACAGTCTTTGAGAATGTACCCTTGCGTGAGGATAAGTCTCTAATGTCACCAATGCTGAATGTGATAGGCAGTGCTAATGTCTCAGCAACATCTAGCACTCCATTTGAAAGTACTATCTTAACCATTGATTGTGTCGTTGTTACCTATCCTAACTTGGATAGATTGCTTGATTAGATTCTTATTGCGTTGCTTGAATACCTCAAAGGTGTTAGTGGTAACATTGCAACTCACATACTCAGTACTCTCAGGTACGTGAATGACACAACCATTCTCATCGAATAGTACAGCACCATCCTCTGTGATGTGATAGAGCACGTTCTTAATGTACGTTTGTGGTGATGTTAGCAACTGCTGGAAGTATTCTCCCTCAGCTTCGGTCATAAAATTTGTTGATAAGTCATATAGCTTAGTGACCTCAGTGTTGATATTCACTGTCCCTTGTTCATAACTTTTATATCCCCATTCTCCACCTATCACTGCACCAGGTACATCTTGATTGTATGTCTCTCTAGTGATGTTGCCTTTCTCGTATGCCTTAAGCTGAAACGCAAAGCTACTCCATGAGCCTAGTCTATCTAAGAACACAATGTGACTCTCAGAGATAAGCATACGTCTATCTATATTGACCTTATACTTGACTGATTTCACTGGATTGAACACTCCATCTGAGTACCATACCTCGTAGCTAGTAGTGTCATTCTTTACCAATGGAGCTGTGCCACTTACTACAGTGAGTGAGCCATAATTATTAGGGCCAACTGCCACACCTTTGATGTAGTCATTTGAGCTGAGATTTTTATAGAACACATCACCATTGTCATTCTCAAAGTAGGCTCTTTTATTGCCACCAGTCACTGTGCCTCTATCCTTGATGTTAAGCCATAAATCTTGACCAGGTGTTGAGCTAAATGAAGTAGGTTGGTCTGTTAACCATTCCTTAGTGACACCATCTGTGTTGTAAGTGTCCTCATCCCAGTAAGGAAACTCAAGCCAAGGGTAAACACCATTGAAGACAAATTTTTCCAAAGTGTTAGTGATGTTTAGATTGATAGTCTTTCGCTTGTCAGCATACTCAACAACTCCATCAATGGTAGCATCTGTGACTCCTGACCATAGTGCATTGATTGTGAAGTCAGTTGTGCTAGTGATAGCTATCACAGTGTGAAGTCCCTCAACACCAGGATTAGCAACTGCTCCTCCAGCACCTTGTACAATGTTGATTTGGTCACCTACAACAAATGGATGTGTTGCTGTGATGCGAACGTTGCCAGCATTGTCAGTCAGTGATGCTGTGTAGCTCAAGTCAAAAATATACTCTTCACCAAATTTAACATCATAGCCAAAGTAACTGTTCTCAGCATCATAGAAGGTAGTGATTGAAGGATTGAAGTCAAAGCTCACTGAGTTGCTTAGTAGCTTGCTCAGGTCTTGCTCACCATAGCCAGTGCCAAATGTAGGCAGTGCCTTGTAGTATCCTATCCTACCATTAGTCACTGAGTCAAACACCTCAAAGATGTATCTGAAACCTGACTTATTCTTGTTAGTTGAGTCAATGATAAACTTGCACTCGTTATAAGCTGGAGTGAAGTCTTGAGGCTGTGCTATGATTGTTGTTGCCATACCTATATTGTTTTTTATAAGAATTCAATTAGAAGGATAGATAGCTGTCATCTGTAAAGTACTCCTTCTTGATGTAGGTTGCCGCATACCTAATGGCATCCATAGCATCATCCCAAAGTTTGACTGGCTCATCTGTGATTGTGTCACCTATTTTCTTCCACTTATAGTTCTCGTACTCCTTCTTGATTGCTGGATGATCCTCACAGAATATACCAAAGGTCTTTATGTTATCTATCCCTTGCTTGACTACCTTGTTAGCATTCTCAATGTAATATCCAGCTCTATCAATCTCAGCTATTGTCTCAGGCCTTGAGTAATCGGCTAGTATGTTGATGCTCTTCTCTATACCTAGTTGATCCATTCTTGCTATCAAGTCAGTAGTGGTCAAGTAGCTTTCATAGATGACTGGCTCAATGTAGATGTCTTTGTCTCTCCAATAAACTCTGACCAATGCTGTAGGGTGATTATACCCAAAGTCTAAGCCATAGACATAGGATGTGAACTTAGCTGGTCTATGCTTGACAAATGACCAATTGCTGTAGATGTTACTTTTGCTGATAGCTTTCTCTCCTAGTGCATAGATTTGATATTGTGCCTCATCTGTTCTCTTAAGGTCTTCAATCTGTCTCTTAATGCTCTCAGGTAAAAATGGATTGTCTTTATAAGTTGACTTGATTAGGATTGACTCCTCAACTGGTAGCTCATACAGCCACGAGTTAGATTCTGAAGGATTGTAGTCAAAGATTAGCTTTCCTTCTGTTCTCATGTTTAGCTGAGTGAAGTCATCATAGTACAGCTCATTAGCTTCATTGCACCAGGCTAAGTCTCTCTTTCTACCCCTTATCTTTTGCTCATCATCAACTGAGAAGAATTCAACTATAGAGCCATTGCCAAATGTGTAGATGTGTTCTGACTTGTTGTGTCTAGCCACGTCATAGATTTCTAAGCTCTTCATTATCTCTAAGAAGTCTCTCATCACTGTAGCTCTCAATGCTGGGAAAGTTTTGCGAATGATACTGACTACCTTGTTAGGATTCTGCAGACAGTAGACTATTATCAGCTGACATAGTGAGTAGGTCTTTGATGACCTTGAGCCACCTTCATTGATAATAAACCTATGACTTGAGTCATTTAGTGCCTCGTGATTCTTTTGGAAGATTACTGTGCTATTTAACTCCATAGACAAATCATACCACTATTAGTAGTACTTATATTATTATTATTATTAAGATTACTCCCCTTTATTAGAAGTAATAATATTAACCTTTATCTCAGAGATAGCTTCACCTTTTGTGGTAGTATCAACTCTCTCAGTCAGGTTGTTTAGTCTTTGAGTTATGGATGGATTGTACTGTCCAACCATGCCACCTTCAATTTGATCATGTCGGATGGCTTCCTCTATGCGTGTACAGATTGTCACATATTCAATATATCTCTCATCCACATTAGCAAAATATTGATGTACTGTACATCCATTATCAGCAGCATAACTTCTGAAACCTACTTGCGTCAATGGTCTTTCTAATGGGATAGCAGTTGCCTCGCCAGTTTTATTAGAAAGTGAGTATTGATATCTAGGATTAGCTTTGCACCAATCTCTATAAGATACAAATAAGTCCCACATTGCCTCAGGAGTAGCTATGTACTTATGCTTTGGCATCTTCTTGAGTAACCTTCTTAGTGCGTTTCTTTTTAACTGGCACATCCTCAACTGCTGTGTACTCAATAACAGTAGACTCAGGAGCTGTAACAGTCACTACCTCTTCAAATATGTGCTTAAGTCCAATTGTCTGATAGTATTTCACTTTGCTTAGGTCTAGGTTGTTGACTACAATAGTCTTAGTGCCTTGAAATCTGTCATAGATTTTCACTGTTTTACCTACGAATTCTGGTTTGATTGTGTATTCCATAATTTTAGTCTTTATACCTATATTGTATCTCTTTTATATTTTGTTTTATTTCTTTGATTAGAAAGAAAGCTGATGTGCTATTGATGTCAAAGTACTTAGCAAGAGCAGTCTGAGTAGAGTGACCTTTGTCATAGTATGCCTCAAAGATAATCTTTTTTATTCTATCATCCAAAGAGTTACGGTATATCTCCACCATTGCCTTCTTGAAGTTGTAGCTCTCTTCTAGGTTAACCTTGTGCTCAATGTCAGATGGATCATCCAGTGAGTCCTCAAGGTACTCATGTGATCTGTAGATGTCATCTTTTTTAGTCCTTGAGCCTTGCGTCCAAATAAGCTCGTACTTGATAGTGTTGAGTAGGTAGCTTTTAGCTTTGTCTTCTGTGACACCTTCTATCTCTAGCTTAACACAATGAAGGTAAGCATTGTTGATGACAGCATCAGCTTCTATTGAGCTAGGAATTTTTAGTCGCTGGATAAAGTGCTTTGTGTATTTGAGCACCTCAAGGTAGTTATTCTGCAAGTATTGGTCAAGCATTCTTTTCATACCACGATAAAAAGTCCTTATACCACACTTTCCTTCTAACTGTAGAGCAAAAGCATTCCTTGTCAACAATGCCAGTGTGAGCTACTTTAACTCTCTTGAGCTGTGACAGTGACCTCTTAGTCATAGTCTCATTCTCAGGTAGATTGATGATAGATTCTACGAGTTGTATATCAGTTTCTGTAAGCATACTGCTGTAAGTGAAGTAGCACATGCTACGGTGAATGATTGTGAGTAGATTAGTGCTGTCCAAAATGACATACACTTCCAGCATCCTAAAGCAGTGTGTAGCCAGTCAGGTAGTATGAATCTGTCAATGTATTTCTGAATAGGCTCAAAGTTAACAAACCACCAGGAGACTACCAATGAAGTAAAGAATGCTGTCATTGTGTAAAGATACTAATTTTGAATGTACCATTTAAACCATTTCTCATAAAATGAGTCTTTTACTGTATTGCCAGTCAGAAACCTAGACAATTGTGAGCCATTAACTCCAATGTCCTCAGCTATGTGAATCTGCTTGTATCTGTTAGTCATTCTCAGGTTAGTCTGTTCTATCATCCATTGCTTGATAGAGAAGTCCTTATCTGTTAAGATAGTGATAGTATAAATCTTTGATAAATCCATAGATAAAGTAAATTAAAATTATTATTGAAACGATTGTGAGTCCTCTCTTGCCGAGAAAGTAGTGCATGCCATAAAAAAACAGCCCAAATGTAGCCATTAGGCATAGCACTACTATGATGTACTTTACTAGTCTCATTAGAATAGCTTAGAAGTAACTTTTAGAGCATTTAAGGTCACATAGTGAGTGCCATTGTATTCTCGACCTCTCAGCTCGAATGTCACCTCTACTTGTTCATTTACTTGGATAAAGTCTAGTAGGTCAATGTTGTCATTCACTAGTTGAAATTTTACCTCTTGAGGATACTTGTCCTCAGGGTTACCTACCTTAAGTATAAACTCTTGCACTCTGAATTTCTCAGATACTTGCTTTGCGGGTAATTTGTTGATAATTACTCCAGTTGTTGTGTGTTGATTCATTTTTCTAATTTATATAGGTTTAAAAAACGTGCTGTAGTGCACTTAAATTCATTCATGGGGTTATCTGTAGTAGGCTTAGTTACTTGATAAACCACCATGCCAGCCTTATCTGAGATTGGCATCACTAACTGGTCTCTAGTTAGGTTAATGTACGTTTTGTTTAGTTCAATCATTTCTTATTGTTTTAAAAGTTTCTTCGTAGTATTCCTCACAATTCATAATTGAGTTTTCCTTACTCATATAATAACCAACGTTATACGCTTCCTCAATCTGCTCTTTCTCCATTTCTTTGGCTTTCTCAACTGCTTTCCAATAATCAAAATTCATCTCATTGCATAAGTGTTCTGCTAACCATTCTACTGCTGTCATTTCTTATTGTTTAAATTGTTAAAGTGTTCTTTACTTACCTTTCTGATGTCTAGCTGATCATGATGTTTTGTGAGCATTATACAATAGTCATGTCCTAGTTTATTGAATTTAATAGCTGAGTATCTAGCATACTTGAGATTCTCTAGGCTTGACTCAATTATGAAATAGGATTTTTCCATTATTTACAGTTTAATTGTACAAAATATTCATTGTAATACTCAGTACAAGCCAAAAGACGCTCTCTAATGGCTTCTTCTGTTGAAATGTTACGTTCGTACTGAAGTACTGTGATTCGTTTCTTAGGGTCAATGTGAGATACTTTGTGGATAGATTTATTATCCCAGTCAGAAAGCAAGAAGTCATCTGTGTCAATCATGCAGTAGATTAGCTCAGCTGATGCCTTGTCACATAGCATCATGTAGCCTCTCAACTGCCATTCATAATCTTTGTTAATGCCTTCTGATGCTATAGCTGGGAAAGTCTCTAGTGACCATGATGTCTTAATATCAATGATTGAATTGTCTAGGATGATATCAGGTGTACCTATCAGACAGTCATTCTCTATAGTATCTGCATTCTTGATGTAGAATGTATCTCTTACCTGATTGACTAACTCTATAGACTCATGCTCCCAGTCAGTGCCTTTCTGCATTGCTTTTGTAGATACAAATGAGTTGTAGCCAAAGAAGTCCTCTTTTGCCTTGCTAGCGATATAAGACTTAGTAGTCTGTGATAGTATCTCTGACTTAGTTCTTGACTCTGTCATAAGTTTACCTAGTGATGATGGGTGCCATTTCATAATGCTTGTATTTGTGTTTTGGTTAAAGTGAAATCAGCTTTTAATTTCTCTGCTGTGTACTTGCCTGACTCAATTGACTTAAGAGCTTCTTTGAATCTGTCATCTGTTAATGATGGCTTAGTG